GGCTTCGCGGTCGGGGTACGCGACACCGTGGATGCGCTCGGTGGCCTCAAGACCATCGGCATCGCCATCGGCGTGATCTTCGGCGCTCAGGTGCTCTCGTCGCTCGTCACCGTGGGTGGCGCGCTGTGGGGCATCGGCGGCACGGCCTTCAAGGTGATCGGCCTGCTGGGCGGCTTCTCCAAGGCCATGCTGGTGGGCTCCAAGGCCATGGGCCTGCTGGTCAACTTCGCCATCATGCTTGGCCCGGTGGGCTTGGCGATCGGCGCTGCCGTCGCGGTGATCGCGGGCCTGGCCTACGTGATCTACGACAGCTGGGACGAGATCGTCAGCTACTTCACCGCCAAGTTCGAGGCGGTGACGGCGGCCTTCGACCAGGGCTTCGTGCAGGGCATGGTCAAGCTCTGGCAAGAGTTCAACATCGTCACGCTGATCATGGATGCCTTCGACGGCCTGGTGAAATACCTGTTCGGTATCGACCTGGGCAAGATCATCGGCGACCAGATCCGCGCGGTGACCGCGCTCATGCCTGACTGGATGGTGAATGGCCTGAACCTGGGCGCCGCCGGCCCTGGCCAGCCGACCGGTGCCGAGCAGCCCGAAGGTGGCGAGGGTGAGGGTGGCGCCGCTGCGCCGCGTGGCACCAACAGCCTGCTGGCCGCCAACAAGCAGACCCTGCAAGGGGCAGTGACTGTCAGCTTCGAGAACACGCCGCCCGGCACCCTGGTCAAGCCCATGCCGACCAACCAGCCCGGCGTGGCGATGGAGGCTGACGTGGGCTACCGCTCACTGGCGATGCCCTGATCCAGCCCCGCTCCGGCGGGGCTTTCTTCTTCTGGAGTAACCATGGCCTGGCGCGATCAGCTACAGCCCGCCTCGTTCCGTGGCGTGCCGTTCGAGTACCTGGCGGATGACCTGGGCGGTATCGGTCGCCGCAACCAGCTCCACGAATACCCCAAGCGCGACCAGTCGTATGTCGAAGACATGGGGCGCGGTGCCGAGTCCATCGACATCGAGGCCCGGCTGGTCGGCGCTGATTACCTCAAGCAGCTGGAAAACCTGCTGGCCGCACTGCGAGCGCCGGGCCCTGGTGAGCTGGTTCACCCGTTCTACGGCCGCCTGCAGGTGATCGCCAACCCGGCCTGTCGCGTTCGCCATTCGATGGAGGATGGCGGGCTGTGCAGCCTGAGCCTGAGCTTCACCGAGGCCGGTGAGAACAAGTACCCGACCAGCGAGGAAGTGCCTTCCCTGCAGGTGGAGTCGTGGGCCGACGAGCTGGTGGAGATCAGTACCACCAGCTTCGCCGAGCTGTTCTCCGTGGTCGAGCTGCCGGAGTGGGTATCCACCGAGGCGCTGGCTGACATCGAGAAGGTCATGGGTGCAGCCCGGACCATCTACGGGCGCGTGATGGGCGCGCAGTGGACCGACCTGCTGGGCAATGCCGGCGGCCTGGCCACAGCGTTGCTCGGCATGATCCCCAGCTTCGGCGGCAGCGCGGGCGGCGGCTCCGGTGGCGGTGGCTCCTCTGGTGGTGGAAAGCAGCCCGCCCTGCAGGCGGCGCGCATGTTCAGCCGCACCCCCAGGCCGGGCAACACCACGGCGCTCAGCAGCAAGGCCCGGCGCCAGGTGCTGACCAACCGCCGCGCGGTGCTCGATCTGGTCACGCGCGGCAGCATCGCCCAAGCGGCACGCGAGATCGTCGCTGTCGACTCGCCCGTGTTCGATGACCTGATGCAGTGGCGGGACGAACTCACCGCAGTGGTGGACCGGGAAGTCGAGCGCCCCGCCGTCAAGCAGGCCGAGTTCGAGGCGCTGGCCGAGGTTCGGGCCGCTGTCGGCCAGTACGTCGCCAGCGAGGCCATCACGGCCAGCCGCCTGCGCAGCTACACGCCGCCCACCACGCTGCCAGCTGTGCTGCTGGCTTATGACCTTTACGGGGATTCCAGCCGCAGCAGCGAGCTGGTGAGCCGTAACGGCGTGCGGCATCCCTCGTTTGTGCCCCCTGACCCACTGAAGGTGCTCACCGAATGACGACAGAGCGAGTGCGGCTGCTGGTCAACGGCCAGGGGCACGAGGGCTGGAAGGAGGTGCGCGTGTCGGCGGGCATCGAGCGCCAGGCCCGCGACTTCTCGCTGGTGGTGACCGACCGTTGGCCAGGCAATGACCTGGCGCGCCGCGTCGCGCCGGGTGATCTATGCGAGGTCTGGTTCGGTACCGACAAGGTGCTCACCGGCTACGTGGATGCCACCCCGATCAGCTATGACGCCGGCCAAGTGGCGGTGGGTGTGAACGGGCGCAGCAAGACTGCCGACCTGGTGGACTGCTCGGCCATCCATTCCCCCGGCCAGTGGCGCGGTGTGAGCGTGGAGCGCATTGCCGGCGAGCTGGCCGCGCCCTACGGCGTGGAGGTGGTGGCAGCGGTACCGACCGGCACGGTGCTGGAGCATCAGCTGGATCCGGGGGAGTCGGTTTTCGAGAGCATTGATCGGCTGCTGACGCAGAAGGCGCTGCTGGCCACCGACGATGCCGAGGGCCGGCAGGTGCTCACCCGGGCCGGCGCCTTGCGCGCGAGCACCGCCCTGGTCACCGGGCAGAACGTGCTCAGCGCCTCCACCAGCCTGGACTTCAAAGAGCGTTTTTCCGAATACCGCTGCCGGGGCCAGCGCGCGGGCAGCGATACCGACTTCGGCGCCGCAGTCGCCGGGCAGGTGACGAGCATCCCTGATCGCGGGGTGAGGCGCCGCCGGGTGCTCGACGTGCAGTCGGACGGCCAGGGCGACCTGGCGGCCATGCGCGACCGGGTGCGCTGGGAGGCGGCCTATCGCGCCGGCCGCAGCCACCAGACCACCTATGTGGTGCAGGGCTGGCGGCAGGCCAACGGCCAGCTGTGGCTGCCCAACATGCGGGTGCGCGTGCGCGATTCCATCATCGGCTTCGATCTGGAAATGCTCATCGCCGAGGTGGACTACCTGCAGAACGAGAGCGGCACCACGGCATCCCTGACAGTGGCGCCTGTCGCGGCCTACGAGCTGCTGCCCGAGGTGCCCACGGCCAAGGGCAAAAAGAAACGCGGCGGCAAGGGCGGCTTCGCCCTGGCAGAGGGGGAGACACTGGTGGAGTTCAAGCCATGAAAACGTTGAAGAGCCTGCAGCGGGGCTTGGGCAACCTGCTGGCCCGTGCGGTGCTCGGGGTAGCCAGCCAGAGCAAGCTGCAGCTGCTGCAGGTGCAGATCCTCGATGGCGAGGGGAAGGACGGTGTGGAGCTGTTCGAGCCCTATGGGCTTACCGGCTTCGCGCTGCCGGGCGCCGAGAGCGTGCTGGCCTTCCTCAGTGGCCACCGCAACCACGGCATTGCCCTGGTGCAGACGGATCGGCGCTACCGGCCAACGGATCTGCAGCCGGGCGAGGTGGCGGTGTTCAACCACGAGGGCACCCGCGTGGTGCTGCGCAACGGGGGCAAGGTCGAGGTGCTAGCCGCTACTGAGGTCCGGATTCAAACCGCCAAGGTCATCCTCGAGGCCCCCGATGTGGAGGTGCACGGCGTGACCAAGTTCATCGGCCAGGTCTGGGCCAACGGCAAGCGCATCGACGACACCCACAAGCATGACCTGGTGGGCGGTGGCCAGACGGAGGATGTGGCATGAGCTTCGAGTTCCCGCTGGTTCTGGATGGTTCCGGCCGGCTGGTGGATGGCGCCCGCGAAAGCCGCCTTGTCCGCAATGTGATCAGCAGCCTGTTCACCTGGGCACGCGCCCGCGAGGGCGACGAGCTGCCTACCCCCGAGAGCCCGCGCATGGGCTTCTGGGGAGACACCTATTCGACAACGCAGGGCGACCGCTGGGGCTCCCGGCTCTGGTTGCTGGCCCGCGAGACGCTGACGGCCGCCACCGTGGCCAAGGCGCGCGACCTGGCGCAGGAGGCCCTGGCCTGGATGGTGGCCGATGGCGTGGCCAAGCGCGTCCAGGTCGAGACCGAACGCGGCGGCATCGACCGCCTGAACATGCGCATCCTGGTGGACGAGCCCGGTGGGGCGCGTCTGGAGATTCGTTTCGCTGACATCTGGGGGGCCGTCCGTGGCTGAGTCTCAATTTTCCAGGCCGGCTCTGCCGGTGCTCATCAACCGCATCCGCACCGATCTGCTCTCCCGGTTGGGGCAGGTCGACCAGCTGCGCCGCGATGATGCTGAGGTTTACGCCCGCGTCATGGCCGAGGGGTTCAACGGCCTCTATGGCTACCTGGACTGGCAGGCCACCCAATACCTGCCCGACCTGGCCGAGCAGGAGGGCGTCGAGCGCTGGGCCTCGATGCTGGGCGAGTGGTACACCGATGCCACGGCGGCGACGGGTTCCATTCCGGTGGTTGGTGCCATCGGCTCCAGCATCCCGCTCACCGCGCGCTGGCAGAGCCGTGCCGGTCTGCTCTACAAGCCCGTTGCCAGTGTTGTGCTCACCAGCAGCCCGCAACTGGTCGAGGTGCAATGCGAGGTCACTGGCGTGGCCGGCAACCTGGAGGAGGGTGAAACGCTCACTCTCATCTCGCCGGTACCGGGCGTGCAGTCGCAGGCCGTGGTGCCGGAGGCTGGTCTGCAGGGCGGTGACGATCAGGAGAAGGTGGAGGGCCTGCGCGCCAAGGTGCTGCTGCGCCTGCGTGAGCCGCCGCAAGGTGGCAGCACGGCGGACTATCTGCGCTGGGCTCTGGCTGCTCACCCGTCCGTGACCCGGGCGTGGGTGTATCCGGCAGAGCAGGGGCCCAACACGGTGGTGATCCGCGTGGTCTGCGATGACCTGCCCGACCCCATCCCCACCCCGCAGGTGGTCGCCGCGGTGCAGGCCTACATCGATCAGCGCCGCCCGGTGACGGCTTACGCCCTGGCGCTAGCGCCGATCCCGAGTGCGGTGCCCTACACCATCGAGCTGGAGCCGGATACGCCGGAGGTGCGTGCCAGGGTTGCGAGCGCGCTGGCGGATCTGCACCGCCGTGAGGCGGCGCCGGGCGGCACGCTTTACCGCTCCCGCATCAGCGAGGCCATCAGCCTGGCCGAGGGTGAGGGGCACCATGTGCTGAGCGTGCCTGCCGGTGATGTGGTCATGGCGGCCGGCCACTTCCCGGTCATGGGGGCAATCACATGGGCATGAGTGCTGCTGACTACCTGCAGCAGCTCCTCGCGCTGCTGCCCCCTGGCCCTGCTTGGGCGCCGGACCTGGCGCCATTCAGCGAGCCGCTGCTGGGCGCCGAGGGCGGCGAGTTGGCGGGCTGCCATGGCCGTGCGGATGCGTTGATGCTGGAGACTGACCCGCGCACGACCTACGAGCTACTGCCCCGCTGGGAAGCTGTGCTGGGCCTGCCGGACGAATGCACGCTGCCAGGCGCAACCATCGGCGAGCGCCGCGCGGCGGTGCTGGCCAAGTTCCTGGCCCGAGGTGCGCTCACCCCGGCTTACTTCATCGCCCTGGCCGAGAGCCTCGGCTACCCCGGCGCAACGATTACCGAGTTCCGGCCCATGACCTGCGAAAGCGCCTGCGATGCAGGGCTGGACCCGGACCCGTGGAGTTCTGTCTGGATCCTCAACCTGCCCGGCGGCGAGCGCCGGCGAGACATGGAAGCCGAGTCGGATTGCGACGAGGCGCTCTCGACCTGGGGCGACACCACCGTGGAGTGCGTGGTTAGCAAGCAGGCCCCGGCCCACACCATCCTTCACTTTGCTTATGGAGATGCCTGATGCGTCGAATTAGTACACCCACCGCTGCCCAGGACCTGTTCGGCCCCGGCAAGCATGGTTTCCGCAATGGCGACCCGGCCAACGCCATCCTCGCCACCAGACTGCAGGCCGAGTGGTTCAATGCGTTGCAGGAGGAGGTTGCTGGCGTTGTTGAAGAGTCTGGCCAGTCTCTTGATGTCGCTGATAGCCGGCAATTACTTAAAGCCGTTCGACGCCTGTCGAGCACCTATCTGGCAAAGAGCGTGGCGGGAGGTGTTGATGTAACTCTCTCCGAGAGTGAATCACAAAACTCGGTTTTGGTTTTCTCTGGGGGGCTGACTGCCAATATAAATGTGGTTGTTCCAGCGCGTGGTCGGCAGTGGAAAGTTATTAATGCCACAACGGGTGCGTATACCCTTACTCTCAAGGCTTCTGGTGGTAGTGGCTTTGTGGTGGAGCAGGGTGCGACTGCCGATGCCTACTGCGATGGGGTTAGTGTTTTCCAGGCTGTGGCCGCTACTGGCTCACCGGTTTCGGCAATCCAGGCCTTCGCCACTAATAGCCCGCCTGTTGGCTGGCTTAAAGCGAATGGTGCCGCTGTATCACGCACAGCCTACTCCGCGCTCTTCGCTGCGCTTGTGACTGCCTCCGGGTTCACGGCGCAGACTTTCACCGTCACTATCGCTAGCCCTGGAGTGTTCACCAAGGCCGCTCACGGGTTTTCGAATGGCGCCCGCGTGCGGCTATCCAGCACGGGGGCGCTGCCTACAGGCCTGAATACCGCGACTGATTATTTTGTCGAGGTTATCGACGCCAACTCCTTCTATCTGGCGACCACCCTGATGGGGACTCGGATTGTCACCAGTGGGAGCCAGTCCGGCACGCATACCTATCTGCAGAGCTGGTTCGGCCTAGGAGATGGAAGTACTACGTTCAACCTGCCCGACCTGCGCGGAGAGTTCTTGCGTGGCTGGGATGACGGGCGTGGCTTGGATGCCGGTCGAGTGTTTGGCTCTGCGCAAATGGACGCCATGCAGAACATTTCGGGGACTGTTGGTGGTGAGATGGGCGCTGGTGGGACTGGGCCTTTTGTATGGGCAGCTAGTGGGGCGAACAAGACAGGTGGTGCGACTACGTTAGGTTTCGTGACGTTTGACGCTTCGCGTCAGGTTAGAACAGCCGCTGAAGAGCGGCCGCGCAACGTCGCGGCGCTCGTCTGTATCAAGTACTGAGGAAGGAATATGACTCCCCCGATTATCTATAACGCTGATCCCGTGACGGGCGAATTTATCGGAACGGCTTTTGCGGATCCTGACCCGCTGACACCCGGCAGCTGGCTGTTTCCGGCCCATGCCTATTCTGACGAGCCCCCGGCAGCGCTGCCTGGCGAGGTGGCTGTTCGCTCGGGCGATGGCTGGGCAGTGGTGCCGGATCATCGTGGCACTGTATACAGCACGGAAACCGGTGCAGCGCAGGAGTACCATAGCCTCGGTGCGCTACCGGAAGGTCTTACTACTACTGCACGCCCGTCTGAAGCCCACTGCTGGAGTGGCGAAGGCTGGGAGCTTGATCCAGTAGTCGAGGCTAGCCTGGCTGCCGCAGCGCGAAGTGCGGAAATTCTGGATGCCCTGCGCATTATCGACGCCGCCAGTGCTCGCCCGTTGCGCGCCATTCTGGTGGGTAGTGCGACCGATGCCGACCGGGCCCGCCTGACCGATCTGGATAGCCAGGCTACCGCCCTGCGCGCGGAGCTGGCCTCCATGGAGTCGCCGCCGGCGGCATAACCTATCGCCCGCCGCCCCTGAAAAGCCACGCCCCGTGCGGGGCTTTTTCGTTTCTGATCCTGAGGAAAACCCTGATGCTGACCCATGTATTCCGGGCGGTCCTGCAATGGGCCTGCCTGCTGCCACTGCGCGTTCTGCTGATAATGGCCGGGCTGCTGGTGGTGCCGATCGCCCTGCCGTTCCGCCGAGTGCAAGGCCCGCCGCAGCCCTTCAGTCAGGCTGCTGGTGAATGGCTGCTGGTCACCCTGCCGGACTGGGCGTGGCTCTGGAGCAATGACCGCGACGGCGCCGTTGGTGACCGGCGTGGCTGGTGGCACCTGAATAGCCCGTTTGGCCTGGGCGCCTTTCACTGGTTCTCGATGTTCTGGTGGCTGGCGATCCGCAACCCGGCGAACAACCCGCGCTTCTCGCCGCTCTTCGGCTGCCCGGTGACCGAGTGCGGCTACCGCTACTGGGGTAGGGCTGAGGTAGAGGATGACCTCGGCGCAGGCGGCTGGCGCTTCCTGCTGGCCACTCACCGCCGCACCGGGCGGCGCTATTACGGCTTCTACTGGGTCTGGCAGTGGTCGGCCACCCGTGCCCTGGTGGTGCAGCTGGGCTTCAAGCCAGAGCCGAGCGACTTCGCTGAGGATTACAGCGGGGATATGTCGCGCCAGTGGAAGGGCTTCACCTTCGAGATGAACCCGTGGAAGGGGATTGCCTGATGACCCTGACCGAGCAGCAGCTGCTGCAGATCCTCCCGAACGCCCGCGCCAAAGCGGGCGTTTTTGTGTCCGCCCTCAACCAGGCCATGGCGACGTTCCAGATCAACACAGCGCGGCGGGTGGCTGCCTTCCTGGCGCAGATCGGCCATGAGTCCGGGCACCTGCAGTACGTGCGCGAGCTGGGTGGTGGTGCCTACCTGGCGAAGTACGACACCGGGCCGCTGGCGGAGCGCTTGGGCAATACGCCCGAGGCTGATGGTGACGGCCAGTTCTACCGTGGGCGGGGCCTCATCCAGATCACTGGCCGGCACAACTACCTGATGTGCAGCATCGGGCTGTTCGGTGATGACCGCCTGCTGCGTGAGCCCGAGCTGCTGGAGCAGCCGGAGTGGGCGGCGAAGTCGGCGGCCTGGTTCTGGTTCAGCAAGGGGCTCAATGTGCTTGCCGATGGCGATCGTTTCCTCGATATCACCAGGCGCATCAACGGTGGCACCAACGGCATCGCCGAGCGCCGTCAGCTGTGGGGCAAGGCGCGGGAGGTGCTGGGATGCAAATGAGCAGCCTGATACCGCCCCAGTTCCGCCTGTTCGCCGTGGGGCTGCTCGCGGCGGCCCTGTTCAGCGCCGGCTGGCTGGCCAATGGCTGGCGGCTTGGCGAGCAACTGGCCGAGCAGGGGCGGGCGCTGGAAGGGCAGATCGCAGAGCGCGACCTGCTGCATGCCAACACCCTGGGCGAGATTGCCCGGGCCTCTTCTGCCCAGCTGCGCATCGAGCAGGACAAGCGCCTGCAGCTTGAGCAGCAGCTGCGCCAATCCTCAGCCACTCACCACAAGGAATCTGTCGATGCAAAGACCGCTGCTGATCGCCTGCGTGATCGCCTCGCTACTACTGAGCTTCGGCTGTCAGTCCTCGTCGACTCAGCAGCTGGAGCTGCGCTCTGCGGAGTGCCAGCCGGTACCGGAGCCGGAGGCGTGGTTCATGGAGCCGCGCGAGCCGAACTTGACCCAGCGCATGCTCAACGAATTGTCGGCATCACCGACGACGGCGACCAAGGATTGATCGCCCTGAAAGCCTGCCAGGACTACGCTCGTCAGGTCTCGGTGCGCCACTGACGCGGGCTGGTTTGCGTGGTTTATTACGTCGAATATTACGCAATCCAGAAAGAACAAAGGCCTGCATCACTGCAAGCCTTTGTTTTATATGGTGCCGGCACCAGGAATCGAACCCGGGACCTACTGATTACAAGTCAGTTGCTCTACCAGCTGAGCTATACCGGCAAGGGGCCGCCATTATAGCCATTGCTTCGACCCTGTAAACCGAGGCGTGCAGTCTGTTTTGAACCCGCTGGGCACGGGCCCGGCTATCAGCAGCCTTGTGTTTATGCACAAAGAAGAGCTAGGTGTATGCCCTGCTGCACGGATTTTGTGCGCTGTGCCCTTGTTTCGCATAACAATCTGTTTTTTATGGATTTTTTATCTTTGATCAAAAAATCGGCAAGCGCTTGCGGAGTAGACGGAGTCCGCTTTGCAGCGAGTTCTGCAGAAACTGCGCACAGAGTTATCCACAGCTTCTGTGGATGAGCTCAGTCTCGCTCGGCGAGCAGTAGCAGGTTGCGCGGGGTCAGCTCATGGGCGCAGAACGTACCCAGGCGCACCTGGTAGCCCTGCTCTTCGAGGAACAGCGCGCGGTCGAGCAGCAGCCACAGTTCCAGCGGG